GCCTTCACGTAATGCGGAGAAAGGAACTTTTGCAAGTTGAGGAAAGTAACTTGAACGTCGCCCGGCTTGAGAAGCTCCCGGAGCTTTTCGTCCATGATGAGAACGCGTCCATTGTCCGGGTGCTTCAAACCGTGTTCGGTAATGTACTTGGTGAGAAGCTTGGTAACTTCACTTCGGGAAACCAATTCTCCCGGCGGAAGACCAATAAATTCACGAAGCTGATCCGTGATTTCTTGCTTGCGGTTGAAACCGTTGTTGGCTGCGCGTGCGGCGGCCTTGGTTCCGTCCGGATCGTCCTGCTTAGACTTGATCTTGCGAACAAGTTTAGTAAGCGACTTAACGTCGGAACGGAGAGCGGCAATTTCAGTTTGAATTTCTTCAAGAGACATCTTATATCTTTCCTACTGGGTTCATCTTTAAGTGGATTAACACGTTTAAATCATATTTTGGTAACACACGTATGCGCAATATAAAAATGAAATTATATTACTTACGTTTTCTGACATTGAGAGCTAATGTACTGAGAATAACGAGGATAATTAATACGTATAAAATACGCTTAATGTTCTTTCTAAGATCGTAACGAAATGGTATGAATATATCATCTGTTATGGCAAATGGTGGCCTACTCTGGACATCCTTACATTGACCAGGACACCCCCCACCCGCGCAGCACGAAGCTTCGCATGGAAAAACCTTATCGCCATACCTGTAACCACATATTTGATTATCATAGGGATATTTCTTACTTTTATATGCGTAACATTTACAGTCAGCTATTCGATCACACTTAGAAGAACTGCAGTCCATATTTATATATTACAATATTATAATGGATACAAACGTTTACTCTGAGGCAGTCATCAGAAGATTCATGAAGAAAAATATGTTTATGGATGACGAAACATTAGTTCGATATTACAACAAAGACAACCTGTCGGGATACAGGAACAGACTCGCCAGAGTTCATAAGAAGGAAAATCTTGAAAAAATGATATATGCCGTAGTAACTGACAGTATCCGAGACATTGTCTATCAAATGATTGGAGAAATGTCCGATCATCTCCGTAAGATTGGAGATTTAGTCATATCTGGAGGAGAGGCGTTTAATCTATACATTGAACGCGCAGACAGAATAGTAACCGCAGATATAGATACCAAATTCGTACCGAGACTCAAATACGATAATAAATACTTTGGAAAACTCCAAGCCATAAAATTGATAATTTGGGATAAATTAGGCGAAATTGCGATGCGATATGACAAGAAGATAAAAGACAGATTGACAAAAAAGAATAAAGTATTCAGGTTTCTCGGTTTAGGATTTCCTGAAAAGGGTCCATATGTCACGAGAAGATATATGTTGATTAAGAAGAAAAAGATCGACAACGGCCCAGAGCCGTCCAAGAAGGACGTTTTCATCGATGTTGAGTTGTTTTCTCTGGATCTTAAACTCCGGTACTTCTCCCCAGCAAAGGGTAAGATAGAAGAAACTATATTGGGTGGAATATTGGATATGCCCCTTATGCGTCCGGGTGAATTTGGATATGAAGTCGTAGAGTCCCAAAAGAAGGGTGTAACATATAAATCCAATGGTAAAATGATTCGCGATCCCAGGATTTCTGTCGCGGGTCGTAGGTTTCTGATAGATGATGTATATTTAATGCAAAAGTTGGGTCTCCGACCAGAAAAGAAAGAGAAAGACAAACAAAGACTTTTAAAATTGAGTAAAATGATATCTTCTAAGTTCAAACTCAATTCCGGGGATAGCCTCGAGAGTATATATCATCGCGTACATAAATTCCCAATGACAGCAGCGAAAAGAATGAAAACAGATGGAGTCGTGAGTATGAAAACCGCAGAATCTCTCAATCCCAAAAAGTATATGAGATATACCACTGAACCGAGTGAGACGAGACTGGGGAGACAAATGGTATATGGACTTAAAGCTTCCTTGAGAACCATAAATGTTCCACAATATACAAAAACACACGGTTCCTATCGTTTTAACACAAATACCCAGTTATGGCGCAGAAATACACGCAGTCAGTATATTAAAAATGAATACACACACAGGCCGGCAAATGGTATAAATTTACCGGACGACTTAATCATCTCCAAAACGTTATATGGATTTAATCCCAGGAGAGATGGATGGGTATCGAAAAAGATATTGTCCCGTTCAGCACAAATACCGTTTGTTGGTTTAAAGAATTGAGAATATAGTTATATACAATGTTATACGGCGAACCGACCAAAGACGAAGATGGACTCCGATGGGTGAAGACCACCACACCGGAAAAGAAAAAGGTTTATATTCAGCTCAATAAAGTGAAAATCGAAAAAATCGAAGGCGATGAGATTACCATCGATCTCGCCACAGACGTAAATGCCGAAAGAATTGCGGCTGTGCATGACATAAATAGACAGGCTGCCAAGGATAATAGTGAGTCCTGGTTTGGAAAGGTTGTTTCAGAAGGAACATTGGCAAAAGCTTATACTACAGGAGCTGCTAATAAACTGACTGTCGATCGAATCGAGGCAACCCGAGTTTTTACAGCGGATCAGGAACCGACTGATTTTGAATCCATCATGGTGGATTCAGAGTGTGCCGTTATCGTGGAACTGAGTGGCATTTGGTTCGGTAAGAAAACTTTTGCTCCAGCCTGGAACCTGGTTCAGGTCAGGATTTCCCCTCCCCCGCCACAACCAGAAGAAACATACCCAGAACAATATGCCTTCAAGGACGAATCCGAAGATGACCAATAAAAAAAAATATGTTTATTACATAGTAAAAGATGAAGTTCCCGCGTGTCCCCGAACAATTGATCTGGGCTACTTTGGCACTCATTGTCATGTTTGCGATCTATCAGTACACCACGAATACAAAGAAATCTGAATACAGCGTCGAAGATGCTCTGTATGCCCCGGCTCCGGCGGGTGGTAAGGCCACCAAGTGCGGTATGAAGGCCGGTACGGGTCTCGCTTCCAGCCTCCTCCCGCGTGAAGTCGCTTCTAAGGCTGATTTTGGTGAGTTTAAGCCGGATGACGTCCTCAAGGGCCAAAAGAACTTCCTCGAGCCGCGATCCCAAGTTGGATTCCCGGAAAGTGTGGGAGGTGCTCTTCGAAATGCGAACCAACAAATCAGAGCCGACCCGCCGGTGGCGAAGAAGGCTTACGTGTGGCAAAACAGTACCATTACCGCCGATACCATGCAGCGTGACTTGTAAATACTCAATTAAAGATATTAGATTAGATTAATATAAATGTCTTCTGAAGCCCCTAATGTCCCAGAAGAACTTTCGGCAAACGTTTCCAAACTTGTCGAATTAAATAAACAAATAACTGAAGCAAAAGCTGATATCAAGGTCCTAACCTCAGCCGAACGGAAAATTAAAGATTCCATAAAACGGTTGATGGTAACTCAGGGTATTGATACCATTAACCTCAGGCAGGGGAAAATCTCTCTTAGTACGACGACACGAAAGGGAACTATGACCAAGGTCGTCATCAAATCTGGCATTAACGCTTATTTCGGTGGAGATCCAGTCAAAATCGAAGGATTGATGAATGCTATTCAAGATCAGATTAAAGAAAAACGAACCACGTCTCTGAGAATAACTGGGTTAAAAGAGAAAGCCCCTAAAAAAGAAGAAACAAATTGATTTGAGACTATAAACGACCAAAATGGTTTGGTCTCAGTACTTATATGAAGGAACTCATGGAACGGAAGTAGATCCAGACGAATCTAACGATACCACATTCATCGAAGAGGATGAATATGGTATTCAAGAATGGGAGTTAGAATATGGTGAAGAACTCCGTGAATTGTGGAATATGATACAAATCCTATTGCGTGACGCGTGGATAGAAAAGGAAATTCTATATCAAACCGATTATTGGGAATTTGTAGAATTTTGTTATGAAGACTCGTGGAATAGGTATTTTCAAAATAACACCATTAATATAGTATATAGAGATAAATTATATTATATATGGCAAAAAATGAATGAATATAGAAGAGATGCGGGACTCCAGGGACAATTCTGGAAAGGTGCCAATTTCTCACATTTTATGGATTTTGTTACAACCAACTCTAAACTCCGATTTTAAATATTAATATACAATAAATGTTACCTGACATAACAACAAAAAAAGTTGCGATCCCGGCCATGTTATTCACACTTTTGTCGCCGGGAATGCTTTTAACCACAGACGGTAAGTCCATCAAAATTTCAAATGGAAGTACTAACCAACAGGCTATCTTATTCCATGCCCTCGTTTTCTTCTTGGTCTATTCCGTCGTGGCCAAGTCTTTAGGAATCATATTAACGAAGGGCGACCTTTTGGTCACTACAGGTCTCTTTATTGCGCTTAGTCCGGGTCTTCTTTTGACCATCCCGGGTGGCAGTAAGGGTGTTATCCAATCCGGACAAACGAGTCTTCCGGCCGTTTTCGTACATGCATTGGTGTTTTCCATCACGTTTGCGTTATTACGTAAAAGATTTCCTCAATTCTATTAGTAAGATGAAGTATTTATCCATCGGACCAGGTGCCATGGGTATTTATGCGTTGATCGGCGCTCTCAAGGGTGTTGAATCAGAACTTCACGAAGTCAAAGAAATCGCAGGAGCGTCTGCGGGTTCAATATTGGCATTATTTATGGGATTGGGGATGTCTATCGATAACATCTTAGATGTTTCTTTAACTGTAGATATCTCCGAATTTATTAAAGTAGACATACTTTCATTCGTTAATAAATTTGGTTTCGCGAGCATTAAGACAATTAGAAAAAAATTAATTGAAATATGTGGTCGTAATCCTAAATTTAAAGAATTAGAAACGAAAATTCACGTAGCCGTATTCTGTTTAAATACATCACAAACTGAATATATTAGCAAGGATACACACCCCAATATGAGGGTAATAGATGCCGTATGTATGAGTATCGCTATACCATTTTTATTCGAGGCGGGAAAATACAAAGGCAAGACCTATATAGATGGGGGGATAATAGAAGACGTGCCGTTGACTCCATTTTTAGACAAGAAACATCACGAAGTGGTATGTATGAAATTGGACATGAACACACAGTTTCAGGATGATATTAGTAATCCAAAACAGTTCGTTGAGTGTATGATTATGGCAACAATTAGGAATAGAGCTAATCATTATAATAACAAATCCAGATCGATAAATATTAATGTGGGAGATACGAATATATTTGATTTCAATATGGATTACGATGCTAAAGTTAAACTATTCATGACAGGCTTCGAAGCAGTATAGGGCTCTGTGAAATTATTTATTGGTCTATATTATAAAGTGTGCGAACATGAACGCATGCGACCCAGAATTAGAAATTGAAAATCTAAGAAAACTCGCCAGTCGAAATGCTGGGCGAGAGATTAAATTGACACGTAGGCAAATATGTAAAGCTTACGAAGATGTCCAGGAAGGTAACCTTCCATTACCACCATTAGTTCTTAGTAGAGACAGAACTCACATGGTGGATAAGAAATCGCCTCTCAGATTGAAGGACTATGACGTTTTGTTCAGGTCTTCGTCTAAATTGGCAGCCATTCGCAGAATTGCTAGAAAGGTTGGTCTCACCAAGTTTGATGGTATCACGAAAGCGAAACTTATCACGAATATCAAAAACAGACTTATGTCTTTAGATATTCATGAACCGATAATTTTGGTGAAGACGCGTGCCAAGAAAAAGACTAATGTCGGTGAATTTTCTAATAACACCGTTTCCAATGGAAACAGTGCGTATAATAACACCGCAACGTCCGGTAATTCTGTGAATAACATGGGCAATTCCGCGTATAATAACAGTGGTAACAGCGGTAACGCGATGAGCAATTCCGCTAATAACACGGGCGGGAATATGAATGTCGCCGCGAATTCTACCAATAACGCCCCGGTGGGAAATACCAATAATTCCAGAGCCCCGGCGGCGGGAACTTCTACCGTAGCATTTCCCAATAAGGTAAGCATTACCGGAACACCCAGGTTTTTGGGTGGTGGGGGTGTTACATACGGCGGAGGTGGTGGTGCTGTAGCGGCGGCACCGGTGGTTGGTAGAGGTATGTATAACCAGCCAACTCGTCCCGCGGTGGCGA